ATGCCAAATTGAAAATTACCCATTTGTAATATCAATGTATTTTGTTTTTCCTTTATCTCTAACTGCTTTTAATATTCTGTTTCTATTTACAGAATCACTAACATAGCTAACATGAACCCAATCTGGGTTTGTTGAATCACCAAATTCCCAAATCATTTGATCAAAGTTTAGATTTTCTTTTATGTAATTAAACATTTCAGCATTTGATTTATGACCATAAATATCATCAATATCCATTGCTTTGCCCTCACAATGTTGGCTTTTAGATGAGCCACCTATTGCTTTATTTAAAGTTTCGGATCTATAAAAGCTATTGATCTTAATAGGACCATTTACCCACTTTCTTAATGGCTCAAATATATTTTCGGCAACAAGTTTCATATTAGTTAAAATATTGCCATCTGGTGTATTAGCTAATCCAAGTCGCATAGCTGTTATGCTTTTTGTTGCTTCCTTTTCTGAAATATGTTTACTAATCATCTAATTTTATTTATAATGTTTTGCATCTCCATTGTTGATGCTTTAATTTTAAATGATAAATCAGCAGTATATTGCATTCTAACTCTGCCAGTTTTATCAATTATAACAATTACTGGAACAGCACTAATGCTTTTTTGTACATCTTTTGGTTGATCTTTTAAGTAACTATACTTAACAACAACACCATTTAGATCACTTAAATCAAAATTGTTCCTTTCATTCCATTTTGCATTTATTTGCAAAACAGTAATATCTTGAGCTTTAACACAAACCGCAACCAATACAAATATCACACATAATATATATTTTTTCATTTACTTATTATTTCAAATAATTTTTCATCAATATTTTTCAGAGCATCGCTATTTTCCTCAACTTTTTTACCAGTATTCATGATAGTTTCCCTAATTAATTGATCTTTTAAATCATATTCAGTTCGACTAATTTCTGGCTCTGGCAACAACTTAGCTTCCTCAATATCAGCTTGTAAAGCAAACCACATTCCAATTAATGATGCCATACCAGCTCCAATAGCTATCAATGTTTTTATACTAATATTTAAGCTAGTATCTTCATTTAATTCTTTACTCATTTTTATTCTTTTTTATTTTTTGTATTGTATAAATTATTGTAGCTAGTAGTAATATAATCCTTAAAGTAACCTCAATATTAGTCAATGAAATTCCTAGTGCAAAAGTATTCATCATATATAATTTCATGTCTGTATATCCCATTTTAATTTAATTGTTCAACTCTGTTAGATAATTCTATAACTCCCTTAAAATATGTGCCACCATCTGTATCTTCTTGGCTATAATTAACACTCTCTACATTACACCCATACACTTTAAAATCATTACTAGACAAATCAAAATATCCACTTGTTCTAGTTCTGAGTAAAGTTAAGCAAGTATTTACTAATGTATTAGCTACCAAATCGCCACCAGAATCGCCTTGATATTTAGTTACAATTTCTAATCTTGTTATAACCTCAGTTGTAAATGATTGCTGGTTATTATCAATTTCATTTGTTGCAACACTGTAAACCCAAATATATGGCGGATCAAAACTTTTACTAACTCTATTAGTTACTTGTACTGGTTGCCCACTAATTGATTGACTACCTATTGCAGAAATAATAGCTTGTCTAATATATTGCATTGGCTCTCTCATCTAATTTCTTTTTTTATTTTTCTGTCTAATTCATTAACAAATTTTCTAAATCTTTTTCTAATTGGATTAAAAAAAAATGGCTGAGGTTTTTGTTTACTTGTGCCATATTCAACAAAGCTAGAATAATTCATTGTTGATTCAATATAAATACCACTACCAGATTTTCCATAATGTACAGCTTGTTTTAAAGCACCAGTATCTACTGGAGCTTCTAATTTAACTTCTTTTACCATTTCAGCACTAGCTCTATTTAATTCTTTTTGGCTAGCATTACTAACAGCTATTTTAAGATCAGCTAATATTTTATTTACATTATTAACATCTCTTTTATTAAATTTTAATTTACTTTTCATTATGCAAAACTTACAGCTTCAATGGTTGTATAAAAATCAGGTGTGCTTTCAAACATATTTACAATCCTATATTTATAAGCACCACCAGAAAATTGTAAATAATATTCAAAATAATTGTTAGGTGAAACTAAAGCCAAATCTCTAAATATTAATTTTATTTTTTGAGCTTGTTTTCGACTACCATTTTCTGTTTTCATTTCGCCACTTAAATAAGTAACATTTGCCCATAATGTTGTTAATAAAGTAGGTGAATCACTAAAACCACCATAACCATCAGTTGTTTGATTTAATCTATATACACCAATTCTAGTATCTAATTTTCCAGCATCCATTATAAATACATTGCTTTATATGAGTTTAAAATATCTCTAACATTTGTTGGTATTGATTCAACATTACTTTTTTGATCAGAACTAAAATCAGCTCTATTGTCATAATATGTTGAAACTAATTGCATAATAGCTTGTTGTAATAATTCATCATTTAATCCACTTGTAACGTAAACTATTTTTACTTTGTCAGCATAACCACCATCAAGCTCTATACTTTCACTATTTAAACCTAATACAGTATAGGCAATATCAACATCATCACTTTTTACACTTGTAATACTACTTACTGGACCAAATGGCAAATCAAATATGCCATTAGTTTCTGGTAAATAATAGGTTCTTGTTTTAGCTACAATATCCCTAGATATATAATTTTCGCACCAGATTCTAGCTTGAGTAATCATCCTGGTAATAATATTATCATCAACAGTTGAGCTAACTCTCATGTAATCTTTAGCTGTTGCAACTAATACAATCTCAGATCCATCAGTTGAATTGATTTTAATTTCCCTCATGTTTGGTTTCTTTAGAATCTAGTTTTAGTTCTTTAGTTTCTTTTTTAATCTTAACTTCTTTTTTCTTGCCTATTTTTTCAATAGATTCACCCCAACCATTTTTTAGCCATTTACCAACATTATTTTCTGGAATATCTAAAATATCACCAGCAATATAATTTTGACCATTTCTTTTGATTGATGTTAGTAGTTTAATTTTCATAACTATTTATTTTATGTAAAGATAAAAAAAAAGTGCCACTAAGGTTTTAATCTAATGACACTTAAACTTATTTATGAAATCAAGGCAAAGTTATTAAAATTTTCTTTATACTTTCCATTAGGATTTAATTTTAAACTTGTTTGTCCTAAATTAGGTATTATAAAAAAACCATTATGCCTTTCATCCCATAATGCAAAATAATCAACATATTTTTTTTCATAAGATGGCAAGCCAGTTCGCCTTAATGTGATTTGTATGCTGTTTTTTCTTTGTGTACGATCTTTGCCTAAATATTTAATTTGGATCTTAAAGAGCTTACCATTTTTTTCAAGTATGCAATCATAATAGCTGGCACTAAGCAAAGGCATTGAAACATTATAACCTAATGCAATGGCTGTTGATGCAAAATGATATTCAGCAAAACAACCCTTTTGGTTATGATTCATGCCTATAATATAAAAAAAAACCAGCTGACTAAACAACTGGCTTTTTAACAATCACAGATTTATACAAAACAAAACAAAATTATTACAATGGATGTGATTGCATTATTTTAACTATTTCTTGAGCATGATAATATATCCTTATTTTTTTAGTTGGTGGCAAATTTTCAAATGTATTTCTATCAACAGAGCTTGTAACTATTGTATCTACATCTAACACCACTATTTTTTTATTGTTTGCCATCATTACTTTTACTTGTTAAAACTGAAACAGCTAGAATACCTAGTATTACAGATGTTAATAAATCATTTGATATAAACAATACCCTAAATGACAAATAAAGCAGTAGGCAAGCTGTAAAGTGCTTTATATAGTGTTTATTCATCTTTTAATGTATTTGGGTTACAAATTTCAATTAGAGTTTTTGAATACCCACTAAAAATATTATTTAGTAGTAACCTCTCATCTCTATTTTGTCTTTTAGCTTTTTTTAAGTTATGCTCAAACTTGTTTTTATTATAGCTCATAATTTCTTTTTAAATTAAGGGGATCTGTTCTGGCTCTCTTGCTCCGTTGTAGTGGTTAAAAGTTGTACACCTTATAGCTATCCACCTTGATTGTTTTGTCGATCCCCTTTTTAATTTTTATACCAATTTGTTATTCCTTTACTTTTAGTAATTCCTAACTTACTATTTAATTGCCTTTGTTCTTTAGTGTTTAGATACGTTTTAGAAACTGGTTGTTTCCAATCTACATTAGAATATAAAACCCTATGATGTTCTAGCCAATTATTACTGAACTTAACTGCAAGATCATGTAATGTATTATCAATAACATAATCATTTATAGGTTGCCAAGCTAAACATAGCTCATCTGTCATATCAGCCATAGCTAATTTAAATGCATCTTTTAATTTTAAGTTTTTACGATTCATATATCTAACATTAAGATTAACATTATTGAATAAACAACTACATGAATAGCAATAAGCCATTTCCAGTTGTTAGGATCTTGTTTTAAGAATTTTTTATACATATTAAACATTGGATAATTCTATTTTTGTGTTAGTGTTATAAATACCATTATTATAAATATTTATTGCTTCTTTAATTGTACTAACTGGAGTTGAACCAAACATTTCGCCACCAGTTTGAAAATATAAACCATAATCTGCTACTAAAACATATTTATCGTTACTATCATAATCCCAGTAACCTTTGTTTAAATCAATTCTGCAATTACCTTGTTGCTCTAGTTCTTTTTTAGTATTAACTTTTTTTAAATTTAATTTCATATTATATCGTTTTGTTTACACAAATATAAAACTTTTTTTTTAATTACAAAATATTTTTTGCATTTATTTTATCATCTAATAATGATTTTGACATTTCATGCAGTAGTAATTGCCTAAATGATCTGGGCATTTTAAGTGCCATATCTTTAATTTTATTATAGTAGATTATTTTCATTGTATTAAAAGGGGGTTTTAACACCCCCATTGTTTTTTTAGTGTATTGTAGCTTTTATAAAAAAAGATAATTTAGCTGTTACAGTTTTGTAAACTGGTTTATCATTATAATCAAAAGTTATAATGTCATATTCAATTAAGTCACATCTAAAACCATTAGATCCATTATAAGCCATTTTTTCATAAATACTAGAAATAGCATCCTCTAAGTTTTTATAAGGTTCGTGACCTTTATATGTTTTATTGTTATTAGTTAGGTTATTGTATTCAGTAAAAACCGAAAAACAAGTTGTTGTAATTTGTAGCGAAAGTTTAGTAATTTGTGTCATAATAATAATTTTTATTGTTTGTTTACACAAATATAAAAGAATTTTTTGAATTACAAAATATATTTTCATTTTATTTTATTATTATTTCACTTTACTCCATAAAAAAAGGGGTAATAAATACCCCTTTAATTATAATAATGGTTGTTATTATGGAGTTTCTAGTGCCGCTTTTGCAGTACTGAATGTTCCATTTATAATTCCATTTGGTAAATAAGTCGCTAATGCAACTCTCTCTTTTACTCTTACAGTAACGAAACCATCTCTTACGTTAGTTCCATCTTCGCTAAAGAACTCAACAGATACGTTATCTCTAACCCATAATTGAGCCGCTTGTCCAAAGTTTCCAACAAAAAATGTTCCTGGATTTACTTCGTTGTTTACAGCGATTGGCACACCTAAGAAATTAGGTTGTAACCCTTGATATACTTGATCTTTTAGATAGTTGTTAGTGCTATCTTTTAATAATAAGATCTTGTGAAAATCAGTTGGGTTTAACATTATGTAATCAGCTTTGTAGTTAGAAATTTGTAACTGGTTCAAAGCCGCTACTAATACATCAAATTCATTTGCTGATTCAACTGATTGGTAAAATTTACCACTACTTGAAACATCAAAGTCAGATGATGAATTATAAAATCCATCTAAATTTGGAGCTGATCCATTACCGCCTAATATTTGGTCATCTTCAACTTCCATTAATTTAGCTGGTACTCTAGCTGATAAGTAGCTAGAAATTTGTGGAGTATCTGCAAGCATCTCATCAGAGATTCTTAAGTACGTTCCAATTTTTCTAACATTAGCATCAGTTGCAGTCATATCGAAATCTGATTGTGCAAGTGTTGCACCCTCAGCCGCCGCCGCCGCACCATTTGAATATCCACTCTCTTTTACATATTTAACAACATCAGAGTTAGTTGAACCAACTGGGATTAATTGTCTTATGTTTTGTGGAGTTGTAGGATCAAACTTATATCCTGGTATTCTTTGTGGTGGAATTACATCACCAGTAAAGTCAGCCGCAACAGTCATATCAGCTTTTATTTCAAATGCTGATGATCTTGATGCACCATTTCTCATTGAATCTAAAGCACCCTCTTTGATAGCTTTTGTTAAGTTACCACCGAATGATTTATCTTCTCTTTTAGATGCTTCAAATCTCTTTTTATTAGAAACTTCAATAGCATCCATTCTCTCAGTAAATTTTTGTGTTAGGTTTGCGATCTCTCCTTTTAGAGCCACATCTGCCTTACCAGTTGCTGAATCAACTGCTTGTCCATGAGCTTTTTCCAATTTAGCATCAATGATGTTGCCTAATTGGTCAAGCTGATTTTTTACATTTTCTTCCATTTTAGTAGAATTTTTTTAAAGGTTATTAATTAAGTATTTGTAAATATCAACCTCTTGACTTTTTTCAACTGGCTCAGTAGTTTCTACAACTGGCTGAGTAGCATTAATGAAATATGTTTTGAGTTTAAGTATTTCTGATTCTAAAGCATATCCCAGATTGTCTGAAATATCGCCTTTTCTAAGTAGCTTACAAATGTTGTCATATCTTTTGTAAACTTGATCAATATTAGAAATGCCTTTTACATCTAATATCTTAGCTTGATCATTTGCCGCTAAAGTTACAGCACTAATTTCATATAATTTCACTTCTCTAATCTCTCTATAATCGCCTTTGTTTTCTTTTACTATTGGCATAATACCAACAGAATTTTCAGTAATAACACCAGCTTTCATTAGTTCAATTACATCTTTTCCTAATGATGTTTTAGGAACTTCGGCAACAAATACCAATCCTTTGTCATCTTCATATAGTTCAGTCATTTTACCTATTGGTTGCATCATATCATGTTGATATAAATATTTAACCCTAGATCCGTTTTCTTGAATTGTTTTTTGGTATGCTCCTTTTCTAATAATATCTTGGTCGCTGTCTTTATTGTCAAAAAAAGATCCATAACCTTTTACTAAGCTATTTTTCTCATCAATGTCATAAACAACATCCCCAAGTGGTGCGGCTTTATAAATAAATTCCATATAATTATATTTTTTGTAAAATTACTAAATTAATTTTTAATCCTTTGTTAACTCATTAATAGCTAAGCCAGCACCAATAACATTTAACAAACTAGATGAGTTATTATATTGATTTGTACGATCTGGATAATATATTGCTGAGCATCTACAATTAACAACATTTAAAGCAGATCCCTCACCAGGTCGCATAATGGCTTCACCACCAACAATAAAAGAATCTTTGTTTGGCACTTTTTGCCCATTAGCTTGTGCGTGCCAATCTCTCTCTCTGCCATCAATAGATGTTGACCATTCCTTAATTAGATTCTCACCAGGAAAAACACTTAAGGCACTTTGCTCAACTCCATAATTGGCGGCTCTTGTTGTTTCAGTTCTAACTAATCTTAATGCCTGGTACCTTGAATATTTTTTAAATTGCCTTTTAAGTATTCTCGCTTTTGCATCAGCTCCTAATGCTACAAACTCTGGATCTCTAAATAATCTTTGTGTAATTTTTATTAATGTTTTTTTAGCAGTTCCACTAACTAAAGTTACATTTCTAGCGGCGGCACGATCAGCATATACACCAAATGCTAATTGCCATTGTGTAATATAATCTTTACTAGAAACACCTTTTTTTAAATATTTATCAAAAGTTCTAGCATACCATTTAGCAAAATGCATTGATGTGTCATCATAAAGCTCATGATATAATCTATTAAAAAAACTTATTGTAAATAATGATGTGTAGTCAGTTGATCCAGTTGCTATAATATTATCAACTCCTTTATTGTATTGGCTTTGATAGTATTTTGTAAATCTTGATGTATTTCTTTTTTCTGTTATTTGCCTTTGCTTTTCAAATGCATCTCGCCATTTAACATTACTCATCTCTGATTTGTTTTATTTTTTTTATTGCCCAGTTAACACCACTTGTGCCACCCCATAAATTCCAAGCTACATAGCCATTATCTTTCCAGGGGGTATCTTTAAATTTGGGATCAATAGTTGCATTCTCTCTGTGCCTGTTAAATTGTGCCATTCTAGCAACAGTACTTTCAGATAAACTTTCCCTTTTTGACAAACTCGATGCTCTTTGCCAGCCAACTGATGTGCCACCTCTCACCTCATCTCTGCCGTATTTTTCACGCCAATCAATCATTCGCTTAGCATTATTACTAGCACTTTGTGGGTAATCATTATAAGATGCTTTTAATTCAATGCTATCTTTGACCTCAATATTACTTATT